AATCCTGTGTGTCCTTGAAGACGTTGCAGGCATTCAACTTCTCGATCATAACAATCTTTAAACGAGCCTCTTTTTGCTTTTTTGTCAATCCGTGCTAACTTACCTCTAATGCCAAAGCACTTAGTGGCTATGTTATCTTCAATAAAAACACCGCTAACTTTGCCTATAGCATATTTCACGATTTAATCTCTTTAACTTTCCACATCTTACCAGTGCCATTAAACTCGCCGATAATATTAATGCTACGTCTGCGCTGCGTTGGTTGAAGACGAGGAGAAACACTATGGACGCTATCTTTAACGTTTAAGAACATACAAAAGGTATTACGGTTATAAGGCACTGTTTTAACAGGCGAATGTAAATCATTGTCTACTTGTCTACCCAGGCTCTTGTTTACTTCCTTGATCTCTCCAGTTGTCTTGTGTATAGTAAAATTGCCGCCTGTTGAGTTATCAGTTCTAGGACGCATGTATAAAAGCCCAGCATATATTTCTACAGGATTGTCAACATGCGGAGTACGACTTGTTCCTGAGGAATCCACAGGCTCGTGTACTACAAACTGACAGTCTGCTACATAGTGTCCACCAGTGTCTACATCACGTACACTAACATCTTTAGTTAACATATCGTGCATAAATTCATCGCCGTATGCTTCTACTATGTGAGGCTCAAATAACCTAGCACATTCTTGGAAATACTCTTGACTAGTGTGATATGCAAAGAAGTCTTGCCATATAGCAGGAGGCGCTTCTTGTGCGCACTCTTTTGCCTTGTAGCGATAACATATGCCACCATCATGCGGTGTTGTGCTACATATTAACTCCTCTGGAAACGTTGCATCCAGTTCATCGTACACACTCTGCGGAAGTGCTTCATCAATACAAATATGTGGGTATGGATGGGTAAAGACAGTTTTTACGTTCTGTAATACACTTAATTTATTCATTGAATTTCCTTTGGTTCGAACACGTAATCACTTTTAAATCTGCCCGTATTTACGTACCCTATATTTTGTAAATATGCACCAGCTTGATTCTCTTGATCTCCGTATCCCCATTTTACATCTGCGCCGCATTGTTCGATAACTATCATGGGTCTGTATATCTGTATGGTTTCAACAGCACCTTTAAGTACCCTGAGCTCTTGGCCTTCGACGTCTATCTTAATAAAATCTACATCACTAAAGTTAAAACTATCTAATGTACAGATTCGTACTCCAGATCTTGTCTTTGCAGGGTTCCTAAGTTTAGCATTTATTTCGTTAACAACCAATGACCCGCTCATATCAACAACCTCGTCGATCTCACCAATACCACAATCCCATAACTGCACTTTTTCTTTGGGTATGTTACGATTAAAATTATGCAGGACAGCAGAGTTAGGCTCAAAACATTTTAATTGTGCAAAGTGTTTAAGCAAATAATTTGTGTATTCGCCGTACCTGCATCCAACATCAATAGCAGTTCTGCACTGTGTTTTAAGAAAAAAATCTTTCATATAAACATAATTTGCATGTAGTACATTATCCATTAGCTCAGTATAATGAGCATAGATAAGCTCTCCTTTTTGTTTAACATACAAATCTTTGTTAAACTCTAGTTGCGACACTGGGATCATTTCTTTATTCCGTCACTTCTTTGCTGTTGAGTAGCATCATATTCGTGTGGATTTTTTAGTTTTTCCTGTTGTATTTGCTGCTTGCTAACTTGCTGCATATCGTTCCACCATTCAGCAGTGTGACTCCAATTTCCTTGCAGGTCACTCTTGTTGCTTCTGCCAAGCTCCTTGCGGAATCCTTTAAGATGATCCATGTATGCGCCTAACGGACTATTAATAAAGACATGTCCTGACGCCTCTGGGCCGCCAATGTCTTTAACCTTAGTTCCCTGCGCTTTATACATTATTACTAGTTCACCAAATATGTAACTATCGTGATACTCACTGTGATTAAAGATGTCGTCGCTCTCGTAAATCCAACGCCATTCTTTCATAAACTCTTTAAAGTCTGGATGTCGTGTATTAAACATCATCCAACCGCATTCAGGCCAAGTTTTGCGACCTAGGTATGTTACTAATTCATCTTCTGCTGGAGCCATACTCTGCAAAAATTCCATGGTGATAGGAGAATGTGTTCTAACATCACCATCGCACCATATTACTACATCTGCATCGGTGTTGTCAACCATGTGCCATATTGCAAAAACTTTGTTGGCAAACCTACTAGCATCCCATAAAAAACTTTTCTTTGAATGATCTCTATTCCACCCATGTGCGTTGTCGTTGTCTTTGTGTCGTTCTTGCCAAGACTTTAAGTCAGGCAGTGTAGTGTGTTGATCTAATACTTTAATATTGTTTGCGTCGTAAGTGTTAGGCTCGTGATCTTCTGCGTATATTGTTAAGTTTACTTCAGTGGGCCAGTTCTGGCAAAATCCTTGAATAAAGTGATCTCCGTATTTTTTATACCCTGTCTTGTGCCAGGTTGTGCAAACTTTAAAATTCATGGATAATTCCTTTGATAAATATATGCGTATATAATAACTAAGGGTATTTATAATGATAATAAGTCACTTCCCAAATAACTTACCAGGCAACAACATCCTGGTATATCCACAACTCATTGAGGCAATCTCCAAAACAGACACCTTAGTTAAAGGTAAAATGGACGCTGATGCGGCTCTGATATGGAGTGTGCTATGGTTTGGACAAATGGGCAAAAATAAAGAAGTTTGGGATCGATATCGCGCACAAGGTAAACCAGTTATAGTAATTGAGGTTGGTGGGTTAATACGTAACGAAACCTGGAAACTAGGAATCAATGGTATTAACCGTGACGCTGACTTTGCACTAGATGTGGGTGTAAATCCTGATAGGGTCAAGAAGTTAGGCATTGAGATGAAACCTTGGCGAGAAGTCGACAAGCCATACATCTTGGTATGCGGCCAGCATGCACACAGCCAACAGTGGGTAGACATGCCTGACATGGAAACTTACTTTAGGGAAACTGTTACTGAGATCCGTAAACATTCAGATAAACCTATTGTGCTTAGAAGTCATCCTAGGTTTAGAGAAAATTTACATTTCCCAGTAAAAGACGTAGAATGGTTTAAACAACAAAATTGTGAGTGGAATATTGCCCAACAAGTACATGAAACCTATGATAGCTTTGATTTTGAGCACCAACTTAACGAAACTGCACTAACAGTTAGCTATTCTAGCAACGCAGGAGTCAGTAGCGTAATACAAGGTGTTCCCAGTGTAGTTAGTGAACATAGTTTAGCCTACGGTGTGACTAGCTCGTTTAACGAGGCAAGGTATCCATACAGAGAAGATTGGTTAATTGATATGGCTAATATAGAGTGGTTTGCTGACGAGATCGGCGAGCAATGGCTACGTATTAGACAAAAATTGTAGGCAATAAATAGTAGTATGGATATTCTTAACGCCGCAGTAAATAACCCAGAAGCATATGCCTTGCAACTATCGGAACTCATTGGACCGTTCCTGGGTATGATAGCGATTCTTATCGCTGCATTTATTTTTAAAGATTTTATAATGAAACTTGGAAAAGGTATTGCTTTTTCTATGAACAGTCAGTTTAAGGAAGGCGATCATGTATTACTGGACGACGAACAGGCTTTGATCGTAAAGATTGGAATGACACAGACTGTGTTTGGTATCAATAAAGCATCTGGAGATTATATCTGGAGGTACGTTCCTAACGAAAGAATTACTTTTGTAAAGTTAGAAAAAGTAGTGTTTAATCATAAGCCTGAACTAAATGGCCATCAGATTAGCCAAAACTCCGAAGATATCCAGGTACTAAAAGAAAAGTCTTAATTACTTAACACCCCTATTAGTGAATGCTCTCTAGCATTGTGCCAACTGGCATTAAAGAATTCTAATCTATTCGTAACATTTAAGATATTCTTCTTACTAGGCGTCACAGCGGCTTCTGTTATTGCTTGTTCTGCTAAAACTAGAGACTTTTTTGTTTCACTAAACATTTCTTGTACATCTCTATAGCGACGCCAGCCTCCTTGACTGCGAAGATTAACGTTTTTTCTCATTGTCGTAAGCATTATATTAGTTTCAATTTCAAAATCATGTCTAATCTGGGTAATATACGCTAAATCCATTTTAAACCTGTACATCTTCCATGCCAGCAGTACGCAAACGAACTATATGTCCTAGCATAAAGTTTTTAGATTCTGTGCCTTTCATAACGCCTAGCCACTTATTCCTAAGCAAGGCAATTTCATTAATAATACACTCGAAGTCTACTACCTCGTCCTCACCATCTACATACTTCTCAGCATCACGACTTGTTAAAGCCCTTGGGTAGTTTTCCAGGTACTTAACAAAGTGCTTTCGCCTAATTTTACGAAGTTGGATATTGAGAAAATTAAGGACAGCTTCAACTTCTTGTAGTTGGCTAAAACGTATCTCAGTAACAGCAGGCAGTTCTTTAATTGATTTCTCAACTAGCCCGTGTATCCCTATTTCTTTCTTTGCCATATCTAACTCTGATTCATAATGAGCTAGGAAACCTGGAATATTGCCGAGATCTTGTGTAACTTTACTGTACCAATTTATCATAGTAGTATTATATATTCCCTTGGGGGGTTATGTCAAATACTTAAAACTGTATCGTACAGTTCATCCATATTATTAAGTCGTTCTGCAGATGATTTTAAATAATGTCTCCAGAATGGAGCATCAAACGCAACTACAAATTTACTATTATTAGCCCATAGCCCGTCTTTACTTACAGGCAACCATTTATCGTGTTCACAGTAGGAAGTTTTCTGATAAAGATATTCTACATCTGCGCATATATCAACGTCGTCAATAGCTAACTGGGTAATTCTAATATTCTTATCCTTAACTATATTTCCTTGACTATCAAGTATTGTATCATGCTTAGTTTTGTTTACTAGCTGTATTGAGAACTCTTGACTGCATGTGTAGTCATAATTAATATTAAATTCATAATGATTTATTCCTAGAGGAATACTTCCTGAAAAAATCTCTTTTGAATTCCAAGTAATATTGACAATTGGATCGTTAGTTCCTGAGTTACTTTCCAACTGTAGTTGTATACGTGAGCTAGTGTATGTTTCTTTAACAAGTGTGTCTACATAGTTAATTATATTGCTCATTAACTTTACAGCAGGTTCACTTCCCTTGGGCTTATCCTTAAAGAACTGTCTAGCATCTTCCATATCAGCATTAATTTGGCTTATTGTTCGATCTGATAGTCTAAATTTATTAAAAGCAATCCCGTATTCTTGAAAGAACTCTATAATACAGTAATAACGTGCCATCTTCTCCTTGTAAGTAAGAACAGGATTATCAGGATGCCAATGTAAATGGGTAAAATTTTTATTAGGGTACATTAACTCAATGTTACGGCTACTTGGAGTGTCATTTAATATACTAAATGGATTGATAGTTATCGAGTATATACTTCCAGAAGCAAACTTAGGACCAAACTTAACAAAGGTAATTAATTGCTCTAAGAAATCTTCGTATCGTTCACTCCAATGACCAACGATCATATTTAATATTGATTGTATTCCTACTTCATCTAGTCGCTCAAGTTCATACATTAATCCATCTACGTCAGTTTTTTTATTCATATGTAGTAGAACATGATCACTTCCAGCCTCAGCACCAATTGTTAAACTAGTGCATCCGCTGTCCTTAAGTTGCTGATAAAAATTAGATCCATATATTGAACTGCGTTTTCTAGGGCGGGCGATCCAGTTACCATTCCATGTAATGCGCTTGTCTTCTGTTGTATTTTTATTGTGTTTAGCCATTATCTCGGCAAATTCATTAAGACTTTTCATATTGCCGTTAGCAATACTATCTGCACTCGCAAAGTCATATATATTATACTTGTGGGCAAGAAATACCATCTCATCTGCTAAATGTTGTGCATCTTTTTGTTGAAACTTTCCAAATTGCACTGCTACATCACAGAAATCACACGCTCTCACACAGCCTTTGCTTCCGTAAACTGGTAGTTGTGTTAATCCTGATCCTTCTATTCTGTATGTTACGAGATTATAGTCATCAAAATTGCTATATGGGTACGTTAGTTTGTTGTTCGTAGGGACATTCTTGTTGAACAAGTTATCTATATAATTCCCTTCAAGTAGATCTATAATAGCATCTTCACTATCACCAAGTAGTACCTTGTCATACAGGTGTTCTTGAGATAATACCTGATAAAACAACATTGATCGGTTATCGCCAATCCCAGCAAATGGACTAGTGGTGTTTACTTCAAATGGATTAGTAGTAAGTCCCTTTCCTCCTACCACAATCTCCCAATCCCTGGGAAGATCTTTAATATACTTTAAAAACTCATAGGTAGCCATGTGTGTATAAAGACTAAACACACTAATCCCTAGATACTTAAATTTATAATCACATATGTAATCATATATTGATTGATAGAACTCATCAGTATTAAAAAGAGCAGGTAGCCCCAGCCAATAACTGCTTTTATTAAAGTATTCGCCGGGGTCGTTATTACAAAAGTTTTTTAAAAAGAGTACATTTGTATCAATATTCTTAATACTGTATCCTGAACTTTCAGCTATACCTTTAAGTACCGCTGGGCCACATGGCGGAACATCTAACTCACTGTACGGGAGAATGAGTAACAACATATCATGTTGATGTTTATTCAGACTCGTCATCTTCATTGTCTAAATCAAGCCCGTTATACTCTACGGCGTTAGCTAAGTATTTGTCAATTCCTGCTAGGTCTAGGATAACTTCTTCGTCTACGCCTGATTCTATTAGATTCCCAATCCAATGATCAGCAGCACTTTGTTTTTCTTTAATATACTCTTTGAGTACAGTCCATGTTTCTTCTAAAATTTCATATTCCAATGTTATGCCTCCAACATTTCTTCAGACATATCATCGTCCGAAATGTCTTCTGGATTATTTACCTCAGGAACCATGTTTTCCTTGGCAACAATATCAGACATAATAGTTTCTAGTTTATCTCCAGTCCAGCCCTTGCGGAATTCAAGCATCTCTTCTCCAGCTAATGTTGTGTACTTGAGACGATTACCCTGCTTGGTAAGCAACCCCTGTGTTTCAAACATGTCAAGCAACCCACTGTACGGATCCATGCCAGTTTCATACGGTATCTTAACCTGTACACTCTCAAACGGCTTAGAGTAGCGTGTTTTCATTACTTTACATGCTGCTCTAATACCATTAACAGTAGTTGTCTTATTGCCGTCTGCGTCTTCTTTTAGTTTAAGTTTACGCATTGCAACAACAATACTACTTGCATAGATGAAACCCTGTCCACCGGAGATCTTATCATCTGGATCAAACATATCTTGACTTGCATAAGTGTGATTAGTACATACCATTCCTACGTTATAACTACCAATCATGTTAACAGTGTTACGTACAAGTGATGCCAGTGCTTTAGGTTTGCGGCCCATGTCGCCCTTCATGTCACCAGATTCAAACTGATTAACATCAGTAGGAGTCATCATCATTCCTAAACTATCAATAACAAACAATACTTTAGGGCGTTCTTCTTCGTCCATTGCCTTGTAATCTTTCATAAAAGTTGAGATTGTTTTAGCAACATCGTCAATCATGCTCATGCTTAGTTTAAGTAACTTGCTCTCATCAGTGTCTACCCCTAACGCAACTAGCCAGGATTCGTCTAATGCGTTCTCTGAGTCAATTAGCACAACAAAGATATCTTGATCTTGTGCTGCTTTAACAATGTTTCCACTTGCAAAGTAACTCTTGCCCGCGCCTGATTCACCAGCAAATACTGTTACTTTGCCTAGTGGAACACCTTTGTGGAAGTCTCCACTTACCAAGTAGTTAAGCGCATAATTGCCAGTACTAATCCAATCCGTGGGATCATGGAATCCAATACTAAGTCCATCAATACTCTTTGTGATATCCTTGCGGAACTTACTTACGTCAAATGCTTTAGCCATTGTTGTTTCCTTCAATTAAATTGTAAATTTCGTTAGCATAGTGTCTATGGTGTTTGGGCCCAGGATGATCGTTATCTTTACCAAGATCCAAGTACTCTTCAGTTGTTAAGTCAATGGTATTTTTATAATTACACAATACCATTGGCATTATAGTTACATTAAGTAAATTAGCCAAGACTAGTTTTACTCCTATTTTGCTACAATAGTTTATAACTTGCAATACTCTTCTTGCGGCAGAAACCTCTTGGGTTAAACTGCCAAAATAGTCTATGTTCAAATATTGTTTTTCTTTATGAACACTAGTAAAATACGCATTGCCTGGACAAGAGTTTAAAGAAAAGTTGTCATTTAAGTCTACTCTTGTTGTATCTGTTAGTCCCCAAACAACTGTGTCTCCTGATCTTATGTCTGATCTCAATATCTGATCTGCGGACCATCCAATAGACGATCTTTCTATGCTTAGGGAAACCTCAGGCATGCCTAGTTTTTCAGCAAGTAAATATCCGTATCTCTGTTCCCAGTCTACCCCAGTCCCTGCTGTAACTGAGCATCCAGCAGTCCATAATATTGATTCATCTGTAGAGCGGGTCGCATGCAACATGTTTAACCCAAGGGTAATATAATCTCTAATTATAATAGCATTAGCAATATTCCTGTCAGCTAATTTATTTAACAGTTGAAAAGTTTCCCAATTTTTAAGTCCTTGCCTATCAGGAGGATAAC